TCATGCCACTTACATCGTCAGCATCTGGATCACGTTCACCAGCACTTAGTACATTGATACTATCAAACTTAAACGGAACATTACCACTTTTATCAGGTTGACCGTTGTATGTATCAAATAATTTTTGGAATCCTGCTACACGATCACTTCCTGCTATAAAAATAACATCAGTATATCCTAAACCTTGTAACATTTCTAATGCTTGTACAGGTGTGCGTACACTTTCATGACCAATGTTTATACCAGGAAAGAATTGTTTAGCAAACTTTAACTTCGTTGCAAAGTCTAGTGGATCTGTCTTAGGCTTTTGTGTTTGACTTAAGAATAGATAATGATCGCCATCTTGCTTCTTGATAGCGTCTACTAATTTAGCATGACCTATTGTAGGTGGATTTAATCTACCAAATGCTAATACTGCTTGTTTTTTAGGTGCTTCGTATAACTCTCTTAATAACATTATCTTAATTAGGCTGCCAACGTGTTCTAGGTACAAGTTTAGTTTTGCTACCTAGTGCAACATATCCTTCACCGCCTTTTTCTCCTCCTGTTGATGCTTTAACATCTGCATCAGCATTATCTAATTGATCTATAATACTATCTTTAGCAGTCATAACCTGCTTTATAAGATCAAACATTTCTGGTAATGCTTTTGGATTAGCATCATTCATTGCTGCTAATTTTGCCTGTTGTCCTTGACTTACTTTACTAGTTTTTAACCAATCAAAAAACCCTGTAGCAATCTTATCTAACTGCTGCGTACGAGTCATATGGTTCATATACGTATAAATTATTTGAGCTGGATTACTTAAACCTTGTGTACCTGCTAAAAATTGATCTATATCAGTTGCATACTTTTTAGCCTTTGCTCTTACAGCATCAACAACTTTAGTGTCTACATTTGGTTGATGTGTAACATATGTTTGTCCTAATACTACTGCATCTTTTGAATTAAGTTCTGAAACATTTTCTATAGGGGTTCCTGATTTACTACCCCACTCTTCATACTTTTGATGTACTACTAAGCCTACCTTAGACCCTGCTATACGCTTTCCTAAATCACTTGAAGGATCTACAGTATACTTTACTTTATTAGGTGTAAATTCTAAACCGTCGTTGCTTGATACAAATGATTTACGTGGACTGTATAGTAAGTCACCGTATACGTAACCTCTAAAGTTAGGTGGTGTTGAATTTTTCATTACATCAAAAATTTCAGCCATTTCTTGACCAAACTCTTTACGCCATGGTTCTTCTTCTACACCTTTACCTGAATTTTGAATAAAACGTGATAAATCCTGTGACGATGTTGATTTGTTTTTGCCCCAACCGTTTTTACCTACAAGTACAAATGTACCATCAGGTTCACGTCCCCAATAAATTGTTGGATTGCCGTCCCACTTAATAGCAACATCTCCGCTGTCGCTACCTAGTTTTTCTAGTATGTCTGCTGCTTCTAAAGCACCTTTAGATCCTTTAACAAATATCAAATCCTCAAGATGCTGATATTCGCGCCCAACTTTTGCTGCTTCGGTTAGAACGTGACGGAATTCAGCAAAGCGCATTAGTACTCTCCTGACTCTAGTTTTGGCATTTCCTCGTCATAAAGTTTTTCAATGATAGCATCTTCATCTTCTTTTGTAAAGACACTTTGCGGATTGGCTGCGACATTAAATTTAGCACAATAATCTTTAATTGCACTTTTTATCATAGGTCTTGTGTTTGCTACAAAGTTACAATCATTGCCTTTAATGCTTTCGTCTTGCATTTTAACCATACAAGGGTAATAAGACTTGCGATAAAAATTAGGATCGTTTTTCATAAAGACCATTAGGTCGTCAGTAACACTAAATGGTAATTCTTTTTCAAACTTTTTGCTAGTAAATTCATCTATACGCATATTACCACTTCCTACATGACCAGTATCTTGCTTTTGTTCTTGGACCTGGATTATCACAGTTGTGTCTAGCACGGAATGAACGTCTACGTGCTGGGTTAGACTTTTTAATCTTCATGTTAGGATCGCCAAAGTTTACTTTTTTTACATTCTTAGTCTTTGGATCTCTAACATATACTTTAAATTTTTTAACATCTCCACGCATAGGTTTACCAAGTTTAACTTTACGTCCTTGATATTCTGCTTCGTCCATTTCGTCGTCATCATTGTACCACATTACACCATATTCTTCAAAGAAATCATCTCCGTCATATGTTTCTTCAATAATTTCTTCATCAAGGTCTGTACTAATTTCTATATCAAAATCGTCAAATCCATTTTCAAACATATAGTTTGCTAGTCTTTCAGCATATTCTTCTGCTTCATCTTCTGAAAGCTCTCTCGCTAACGGTATTTGATAGGCGCTTGCACCTTGATCTGTTTCAAGTAATTCGTTACCTGGAAAGATAGATTCGTCTAAGTTTTCAGTTATGCTATCGTCTTTTTCAAATATTACTCTTACAAAATGTTCCATGATATTTCCTTATAAGCCTTGGAGTTGTGTTACTAAATCATTTAGTGCATCTGATATACTTTGTGGATCTGTTTCGTCACCAATAGTTACGCTAAGGGTTGAAAAATCAACACCACTGCCGCCGCCACCTAGTAGTCCTGTATTATCTGTTAGTTCGCTTATGTCTGTTGGTACTGTAGGCGCTGTATATTCAAATGTAAATACACCTGTAGTATTATCATATGATAAACTTGCACCAGCATCGGAAGTATCTGTTACACTAAGATCAGTTAGTGCAATGCCACCTCCTGCACCAGTTTGATCTGCTACCCACTGGTAATCTGCTCCAGTCCAACTTAGTATTTGACCGCTAGTTGCAGTGCTTGTATTTAAGAGACTATTTACACTAGAATCTCCATAACTAGCAGCATCAGGATCAACATTTACAAATGAACCACTTGCATTATCAAACGCAAGTATTTGCCCGTCGCTTACACTAGTAATGTTTACATCTGCTAAATCTTCTAATTGACTAGGAACACTTGGAGCACCTGTTAAGTCTGCATATAGTCCACTAAACAATGTAGGTCTATTAAGTAAATTATTATAATCGCCATTAAATGTATTTGCTGTAAGAGCATATACAGAAAGGTCTGGTTTGTTTGTTAGGCTGTTGTAGTCACCATCAAAGGATTGAAGGCCACCTAGATTAACATAGACTTCATCAAAATTATCATTTACTTTACTAAATGCTGTGCGGAGACTTTCACCGTCGCCTGCATAGTCTGTTGATCCTATATTAATTATTTTTTGTGCCATTCTTTACGTCCTTAATAGTTCAACATTATACTGTCAACTGTTCCGTTTGTCCAGTTTCCTAGTATTGCTCTAACCCAAACATAGTTTCCTACAAAATTATAGTTAGCATTTATATTACTACTAGAATACGAAAGATCAGTTAATGTAATACTTTCTCCTACCGATATAGCACCTGTTGTATCAACAGTTCCTTGTACACTTGTATTGGTTTGTAATGTAATATCAAACCAATCTCCTTCTGAAGGATCAACTTCTAATGACCCTTGCATCTTTATCTCTCCAGAAAATCCGTTTAAATTAATTTGGACAGTATGAAATCCGTCTGCACGGCCATAATATCCGTCAGCTTTAAACTTATCTCCAGTGTATGATTGTACTGTGCTATCATCTGGATGTGTTTGTGTTGGTACTATTGTTTTACTATTATTCGGCATACTATTATTTATCAATATCTTGCTTACATACTAATTTATCTATTCGCCGAATAGAAGGTGCAATCATTAATTTAATAAGATTTAAAACACGTTCGTCACGAGCATAAAAATAATAATTTGCACAGTGTAGAGATTCACGAATTGCATCTCTACATACAACACCCATTTTTACTTTATCTTCGTTTTTATCTAACCAAGTGTTAAATCCAGGATCAACATTATAGTCTCCAAATGTAATTTTATAGTCATAACCAGTATGTTCGTCAACTATAATTGTATTTGGCACAACATGTTTAACAAGTTCTTTAGGCGGCGCCGAAAAACTTATAGGATCAGAAATTTTAGTTGCAAATAATAATAACCAAGATTTGTCATTGCTGTATACATGTACACTAGGGTGCTCGATCCTTATTTTATAATCAACATTTGTATTTTTAAGTTCGTGATATATTGCAACACATTCATAAAATATATGAGGTTCTATAGTAAACTGACGGTAGCCGGTAGATCTAACTAACGGCATACCTTTTTCTGATCTATGATAAAGTTCGTCTAATACTTCTTTAGCATAATTAAAATTTTTATCTCTAAAAATTGTTGCTAGAGAGTTACGAAAAACAAATTTGTAAAGATATTTGTTATAGAACAGTTTATTTGATTCAGATTGTAACAAGGGATTCCTCTACACACTCTAGTAATAGACTGTCAGAATCCTCTGTAGTTGTAACAGTTACAGTTCCGCCATTTTTCAAATTACCAAACAGTAGTTCTTTTGATAGCGGTCTTTTAATTTCGTTATCAATAACACGCTGTAAAGGTCTTGCACCCATTTTAGGATCAAATCCTTTGTCTACTAAGTAGTCGAGTGCTTCATCTGAAACTTTAATATTAACTCCTTTGTCTGTAACCATTTTTCTAAGTTCGACAAGAAACTTACCAACAATTTTAAGCATAACTTCTTTGTTCAACTTACCAAATGTAATTACACCATCTAGTCTATTTCGAAATTCTGGACTGAAGAACTTTTTAAGTTCAGTATCTTCGTAGTCTTTTTCAACTTCTTCGTTAAAGCCAATAGCATTTTTGTCTGCATCTTTGGCTCCAAGATTAGTTGTAAGAATCAAAATAGCATTTCTTGCATCAGCTTCTTTACCATTTGATCCTGTAACTTTACCATTGTCCATAATTTGTAGCAAAATTTGAGAAACATCTGGATGTGCTTTTTCAATCTCATCTAATAGCAATACACAATTAGGACTTTCTTGTAATTTTGTAATTAACTGGCCTGCATTGTCTTCAAAACCTACATAACCCGGAGGCGAACCAATTAATTTAGCAACTGAATGCTTTTCTTGATATTCACTCATATCAAATCGAACTAATTTAACACCTAGTTGAGTTGATAGTTGCTTTGCAGTTTCTGTTTTACCTACACCTGTTGGACCCATAAATACAAATGAACCTACAGGCTTGTCATCAGGTTTCAAACCTGCTTGTGCAACTAGAATTTTATCAACAATATTATCAATTGCTTCATCTTGACCGTACACTTCTGCTTTAAGATTTACTTCAAGATTAGCAAGTCCTGAAGTTTCTTTTTCAGCAATGTTTTCAACAGGCATATTAATCATTTTAGCCAGTTCGAACTGTACTTCTTCTTCAGTTACTAACTTTTCAACTTCGGGGTCTTTTAGTTTAAATCTTGCACATGCAACATCAATAAGGTCAATTGCTTTATCTGGTAACTTTTTATCACTTTGATATTTAATTGATAGTTTGACTGCCGCTTCGATTGCTTGTTCGGTAATACCGGTGCTATGAAATTCTTCGTAATACTTTTTAATACCACGTAAGATGTCTTTAGTTACTTCCGGAGTTGGCTCGTCGACAGTTACACGTTGGAATCTACGCATCAATGCACGATCCTTTTCAAAAGTTTTGCGATATTCTTCCCAAGTTGTACTTGCTACAACTTTAATATCACCTTTTGATAGTGCAGGTTTTAGCATATTTGCTAAATCATTTGTTTTGTCGCCACCACCGGCTCCGGCACCGTTCATCATGTGTGCTTCATCAATGAACATTACAGTCTTGCCTTTTTTCTGTAATGCTTTAATGACAAGTTTTAAACGTTCTTCAAAATCACCTCTATACTTTGAACCTGCAAGCATTGCGCCGATGTCAAGATTGTATACTTCGTACTCTTGCAGGAACGGAGGAACATTATCATTAACAATATTATAAGCAAGGCCTTCAGCAATAGCAGTTTTACCAACACCAGGATCGCCTACAAGGATAACATTGTTTTTATTACGGCGTCCTAATGCCAAGGCAATACTTTCTAATTCTTCAGCACGACCAATAATTGGATCAATCTTATCTTTATTTGCTTCTTCGTTTAAGTTAGTTGTAAATGCACGTAGAGCTTTTTGCATTGCTCCAGACATTTCTTCGTCTTCAATTTCGTTTTCAACTTCTGAACTAATATATTCACTAAATGTTTCTTTTGAAACACCTGCCTTTTCAATCCAGTAAGTTGCAATAGATTTTTTCTCGTTAAGAACACTTAGAAAAACATCACTTAGTTCTATGTTATTTCTTCCAATAAACAAAACTTGTGTAAAGGCCCTGTTTAAAACACGCTCAACTGTTTGTGTTTTTTTAGGTTTCCATTTTTTAATCTCAGGATCCATTTTAATATCATCGCACTGAGTTTTTAGATAATTTTCAAGATTGCTTTTAATAAAAACAGGATCTGCACCATACCCTTTAATAATAGTTTCAAAAGATGAATGACACATTAGAGCAAACACAAGATGCTCTAGTGTAATATATTCATGATGCAATTTTTGTGCGTCTTTAATAGCCTTTTCAAAGACAAGTTGTAGTTCTTTACTAGGTTCAACCATTTATATTTTATTCCTTGATTGTAATTTTGTGCATTGTTAAATTATAACACCACTGTATCAAAAGTCAAGATGTATTTTACTTTTTAACTTATTAACTTCGTCAAGTAATTCTCCCTTGTCGATTCGAGGAACAATCGCTTTCACAATAACAATAGCATTACCTTTTCTTCCGTTTCGCGGGTTTGGCATTCCTTTCCCACGTAGATTAAATTTCGCGCCTGGATTTGTGCCTGGTGGTATTTTAACATTAAGTGTTGCTCCGTCAAGCATTTTTACATTTACTTGACAGCCTGTCATTAAGTCAAATACACTAACGGATTCTTCGCAATATAAGTCGTCGCCTTGTCTTAGCCATTTGTTGTGTTGTTTGATTCTTACTTTAACAAGTAGATCACCTCTAGGTAATCTGTTGTCTCTATCATCTCCTAAGTTTGCATATCTAACAGTTTGTCCTGCTTGTACGCCTGCAGGTAATGTAACAGTTACTTGCTCGACCTTACTAGATCCAGTTTGATACTTTAATGGAACAGTGTGTCCACTAAACGCTTGTTCTAATGTAATGTCAGTAACAATCTGTATGTCTCTATTTGAACGTTGTCGCTGCTGTCCTCCAAATCCTTGTCCAAAAAATGATGAGAACATATCATTCATGTCAGCACCACCAAACCCAAAAGGATTTTGAGCAAAACCCTGAGGGCCCATCTGTTGTGGATCGTCAGTGCCATACTGATCGTACATTTGTTTGCGTTCAGAATTACTTAGTGTCTGATATGCTTGATTTATTTCTTTGAATTTAACTTCATCACCCCCACGATCAGGATGATGTTTCATAGACATTTTTTTGTATGCCTTACGAATTTCGTCTTGAGACGCTGTTTTGTTGATTCCGAGTGTGTTGTAGTAGTCCATACAATTACTTATCGCATGGACTACTTAGTGTTTTATTTTTTGGCAAGAGCCTCTTTGCCATAAAATGCTGCTACAATCGCTGCTACTGATACAAAATATGTAGGAGCCATATCCCCTAAAATTTTACCAGCATTTTCTAATCCAATTAGACTTGCAACAACTACTGCAAACGGATACAGTAGCATACCAAAGAGTGCAAACCATGCCATGTTGCGTTGTGCATCACGCATTGCATCTTCGTCTTCCATACGCTTCCGCTTAAACTCTAAATCAAGTTCCATTTCTTCTTTAGAAATATGTCCGTCACCGTTAGTATCTTTTGCTAAAAGTTCTGCGTCAACTGTAACTGTTTTCTTTTCTGCCATTTTACTTTTTCCCCTCTAGTTTTTTAATTCGAGCATCGAGCTCTGGCCATACATCAAACTCGTGAAGCTCTTTGCATGGATGGCTGTTCTTTTCAAGTGCAATAAGTCTTGCTTCGATTTCATCAATCTTTGCAGTTATTTTAGGATACTTTACACGCCACGCATTTGGATCATTTTGGAACCAAGTCCACCCCCAACGTATTGCTAAGTATTCTAATGTTGCATCAAATTTTTGTACAGCCCATGTAGCCATTCTTGTATCTTTAAACCAGAACAAAAATGCTGCTCCAAATAGCGAACCTGCTATAGCTGTATAAATCCATAGACGATCACTCGCCATTTGTTGTATCATGTCCCACATAAAAAGCCCTCACATTCTATATATTGTATTTATATAATATGACGTCTTACGCCAATAGAATAACTAGCACGATACATAACTACACTAACTTTATTACTTTGATTCCCTCCAAGAATCCACCAATGTTCTACACCATTAATTTCTTGTTTGCGTAAAAAGAATCCAACATGTCCTTGCCAAGGAATATTACCTCGAGGAAATATAACTATATCTCCTGGTTTAATTTTAGATCGTTCTATTGCTGTACCCCAATCTAAAAAAGCTCTTGCTGTAAGGGGATATCTGTGCGATCTATTACTAGGTATATTACTTTCTTCTAGTACACTATTAACAAAGGCAGCACACCATTCGGTACGCACTGGATCAACGCCAGTAAAATCTCGTAATTCTGCTCTGTGAGTTTGTTCTGTGTAACCTAAATAGCTCGCTGCTTTAAAAGCAGGATTACTTGTAGGTAAAATGATTTGATTTGGTTTTATTTCTCTAGGGTTTTCTGCTTGACATGCAGAAATTAAAGTCGCTAGAATAGCTATGAATATTGCCCTCATTTTCTTTCCTTAATTTCTAAATGGATTTAGTGATTCTAATATTGAAGGCTCTTCTATATTCTGCTGTGCTTCTACTTGTTCTTTAGCACCTTCAATATTTGCATTTGCTTTATCTAATGCTTCTTCTGATTCTTGATAGTAACGTTTGTATGCAGCAATAATTGCTCTTTGTTGTTGCAGTAGTGCCATTACGTCACTTAGATTCAAAGATAATGTTTCATAACCGTCGTCAGTTAACCCAATAAGAACAGGATCTTTTCTTGACCTTTCTAATTCGGCAAAAACTTCTTCAGCGTTTTCTCTTGTAATAAGAACAAACTCAACATCTCTTAGATTTAATTTTTGTGCATCTGGCAAAATTAGTTGAGGTTTGTCAACTGGCTTTGCTGATACTTCAATACGTTGTGGCATAGAAGAACAACCACTTACTATCATAATTGTGATTATGAGTGCTAGATATCTCATAGGTTTTTCCTCTTCCATGCTTCGGATTGAATATCCGGATTAAAGTTTGGATTAGCGTCTCTCCAACATTCTGGATTAATTTCGCTAGGTTTAGTTGCAGCTAATTCAGATTCTAATAATGGACTTCCACTTATTATTTCTAAACATCTTAGAACATTATTTGATGCGTTGTTAAGAACTTTTTGTGTTGCTTCAGTTCTTGAAACTGCTGCTGCTCCTATGTCGTGCCTTGATAATCTGTTTTCTAGTGCCTTATTTCTGTCATTAATTGCAGCAAAGTCATTTTGAAGTTTTTCGTTCTCAACTATCATTGCTGCAAAATCAGACTGCAAACTAGAAACAGTTTCTTCGCTTATAGCTACTGCCGTTTCTAGCTTTGCGTTGTTTTCATTAAGGATTTTCATACGTTCTTGTGTATCATTATAATACCAGCCAAACGCCGTCGCGGTTAGAAGTGTAACTATAAACATCACCCCTGCCAATTTCATACCCATAATGTTAGTCTCCTAAGAGAACTCCTAAAGTTGCTGGACCAGCAATACCGTCAGCAGTTAAGCCATTGGCTGCTTGCCACTCTTTAAGTGTTCTTTCAGTACCTGGACCAAATATACCATCAGCCCCAATACCAAGTGCTTCTTGCATTAGTTTAACACCTTCGCCTCTAGCACCTTTACGTAGTACTCCGATATCGTCAATGATATCTTCAATGTCATCATCGTCAGCTGCAAGTGCTTCAGCATCCATACCCAACACTTTGAGTGCATGTGTATAACGCTTTTGACGATCTTCTAGTCCAATTGAACCACCATTAATAATCTTAGTCATACGTTTTACGTCATCGCCATCTGCAATGTCGTTTAAATTTTTATTGTCCCAGAACCAGCAAGCTGATTCAATAGCACCTGCTGGAGTTGCTACATATTCTGCTGCTTCTTCTGCTGTCATACCAATGCTTGCACCAAACCGTGTATAGTTTTCGCGTCCTGTTAACTGCTTCAAACCACGACCACGGAATCTCCAACCGTCGCCTTCTTCTACGTTGCCCATTTTGTATTTACGAAACTCGTCCATATATACATAGTTTGCAATCATTTCTGGGTTACGTGCATATTCGGCTGCATCACGCTTAGGCGGTGCGCCAAAATATCTACCAAAAACTGCATTAAGTGCTTTTTCGCTATAGTTAAGATTTTCTTCTAGTCTTTTAAATCCGCCGCTTTCGTGGGCGCATTGGCTTAAGAAGTGTGCAACTCTGCGCTCTGTTGTAATACCATATTTAGGTAGTAGTTCGCATAATGCATCATACCAATCGTCTGCGTCAGCAGAGATGATTTCTCCAAGATGTTCCTTGGTAAAGTCAAATTCAAAACTCATATTTCTTCCTTTATATTGAAACTCTTTCAACAACAAGAGTACTATCTTTATTATCGAAAGTTAGTTTATGTCCATATTTAGTAATATTATAGTCGCCGATATACTTAGAAAGAAAAATAATTTCTGCAAAGTCATCAGCATTGAAAGATTCTTGAATAGACTCTATTGTTGCTACAGTTGGTCCAAAATCAAGCACTTTAAATTGTATTGGATCGGCATATTCTTTTTTGACCGTTAGGATATCATCTAACATATAGCTTTCGCTCAAGTAACTTTTATTAAAAAAGTCATTATAGTGATTTTCAGATACATATGATTCGTATGCATCATTATCTAAAGGGATCATTTTTTCTAAAACATCTTGATCTAAATCATAAGATGTAAAGTTTTTGTGATATCTATATTTTAAATCTAAACCAGTTAGATTTTTTACGCCAGCTGCTATTTCCATAATTTGTTCTGGCACATGTCTATTGCGTTCTATTTCAACAAATACTTTAAATGTGCCATCTGACTGTTCACCTGGTGTAGCATCTGCATCTAAAACAAATTCGTAACCTGACTCTAAAAAGTTTTCTAAGTCTTTAGCGGCCGCAAGTTCTTTAACACTAAAACATAATGTAACAATGTCTTTATCATCGCCCATTTTAGATTTATATGAGTCAACTTCTAATACTTTATAAACTAGATCTTTAAGATCGCCTTTTCTTAGTCCCATTACGCTACTGCTCCTGCTTCTGCTTCTGGTGCTGCAACTTCGTCTGCTGGCTGTGCTTCTTGTTGTGCTGTTATTTGGTTAGCAGGATCGAGTACAGTTTTTTCTAGTGCGCCACCATAAATTTCTGCTAGTAAACTTTTTGGTATTTGTATTTCAACCATCCAAATAGGCAAACGATCTAGTTTACCTTTCTTTGTTCCTGGACGATAGTCTTCTGGAGATTCAATTTTACGAGGAACAATTAGGTCTGATTTTTTATACTTAACTTTACAATCATAATCTGTAAGACGTTTTCCGCCCATTGGATCAGGCATTTTGTCTCTTGGCCACATAAAACAACAGGTTACCCAATGTCTATCAATTTTAGGACCTTCACAGAGTTCACCTTCTTCCCAGTTGTCATAAACGTATAGATCTAAATCGTCTAATACACGTTCATAATCTTTTAAAACAGTAAATGCTGTGTCGCTGTTGTAAATGCTTTCAACATTTTTTATTATATCTAAACTATCGTACATTTGTTCTTTTCTCCGACTATACTTATTTATCGTATTTACAATCAATACCACGTAGTTTTCTCTCATACTGAGATGGTAAATACTTTTGTAGGACAAGCATGTTCCTGCGAACGTGAACTAGCCTACTAATCCAAACTCATCATAGGAGGACTTAATGGGTGCAAAAAGGAAACAGCGTTTACAAAACGCTAACTCAAACTCCAATTACAGTAATGTAATTAATTTCAAAACACATCAAAAAAAATTAAACGTAGAAATACTTCCAAGAAATAGACATCAAGAATCATATGTACTAAAACTGTTAGACCCGTCGAAAGACATAGTTTTTGGCATCGGGCCGGCAGGTACAGGTAAAACACTGTTAGCAGTACAAGTGGCTGTAAAGATGTTTAAAGAAGGAAAAGTTGATAAAATCATTGTTACAAGACCAGCAGTGTCAGTTGACGAAGATTTAGGGTTTCTGCCAGGCACATTAGAACAAAAAATGGCGCCTTGGACAAGACCGATATTCGACGTACTACGTGAGTATTTTGATGCTCGTCAAATCGAGGGCATGATCGAAGAAGGTATTATCGAGATTGCACCACTAGCATATATGAGAGGTCGTACATTTAAATCAGCATTTATTCTTGCTGATGAAATGCAAAATGCTACACCAAATCAAATGAAAATGTTACTAACACGTTTAGGCGAATATTCAATGATGGCAGTAACGGGCGATTTAGCCCAAGCAGACCGTTTAAAAGATAACGGTTTAATCGATTTTGTTACTTTGCTAGAAAAATCCAATTCAGAACGTTTGGACGTAGTCCATTTTGAGCAAGGAGATATTGAACGACATGATGCAGTTAAAGAAGTACTTCAAGTTTATGGAGACGAATAACTAAATTTTAACTACATTTAATTTAGATTTTTCCAAAAAATCAATACCCTGTGTACTACGATATTCATTTTTGTAGTACACAGTGGTTATACCACTTTGGTAAATTAATTTTGCACATTCTATACAAGGCGAATGTGTAATAAAAATACTAGCGCCTTCACCGCTTTCTGCTGAACGTGCTAATTTAGCAATGGCGTTCGATTCGGCATGTAGAACTTCTGTCTTAGATTTTAGTTCGTATTTTGCATCACTAGATCTATTACCATAGTCAACTAATACTTCTTCCTCGCATTCATTAGTCCAACCACTAGGCATACCATTATAACCTATACTTATAATACGGTCGTCCTTTACAACAATCGCACCTACCTGCAAACGCTTTGCCGAACTTAGTTGTGCGAAACGTTCTGCAACATCCATGTACGCATCGATAAATTTTTGCTTCATTCTAATATCCACTTCCTTTTGAATAGGGGTTGCCTGTAAACTCTTGTGCAGTCAAAGTCTTTTTTTTTGAATCTTTTGTGAGCTCGTATACAAGATATTCATTTGGTGTGTATATACGATCCCATGACAAGTTGTGTATAGGCGGTCTTCCCATTGCATCAAAATATGTTTTAACTAGCACATATTTTTGTCCAGGGTGTATTAGTTTGCCACTACCTGTGCGCTTCCACCAATATGCTCTTTTGTAAAACGCTCGTTGTTGCGGATCTCCATATGCAGTTGCACCCATCATACAGCCATTGGAGCCTTAATACTCGGCATAGGATCGTAATCTAATAATTTATAATCACTGGTTTTTGTTGTTAGTAATTCTGCAATGTTATCAAACGCTGGCATTTCAAGTTTAGGGCCCGGCTTAGGCTTTCGCATAATTTGATCTTTAACTTGTAAATAATGGTTTTTATAGATATGACAGTCGCCACCAGTCCAGATAAATTCTCCTACTTCTAGTTTACAAATCTGTGCTAACATATGCGTAAGTAGACTGTAACTAGCAATGTTAAAAGGTACACCTAAAAACATATCTGCTGAACGTTGATATAATTGACAACTTAGTTTTCCGTTAATAACTTTAAATTGTGATAATGTATGGCACGGTGGCAACGCCATTTCGTCTAGTTTGTTTGGATTCCATGCACTTAGTATAATACGTCTACTATTTGGATCTCTAGTAATTTGACGTATAATTTCTGCAATTTGGTCAACACCATCGCCGTTAAAGTTACGCCATTGTGAACCGTATACAGGTCCTAAATGTTTTGTATGTGTAGTATTAATATACCCTAGGTCTTTACCTTGCTTATCAGCATTTGCAGTCCAAATAGTTGTTTTGTCTATTAAATCATTGCGTGGCTTTTCAAAAGTAATTTCAGCAAGTCTGCGCTCGTCTGTACTACCTTCTAAGAACCACAACAATTCTCCTACAACACTTTTCCATGCAAGTCGTTTAGTAGTTACTGCAGGAAAACTTTCTTGCAAGTTAAAACGCATTTGATGACCAAACAGTGTTCTAGTACCAACGCCTGTCCGGTCTTCTACGTCTTCTCCTTCAATAAGAATCTTTTCTATTGCGTTTATGTACTGTTTCATCTTTATCCTTTTCTATCGGGTTATCGTAGTAGTCGTGTGTGCCTGCTCTGTAACGCTGTTTACGCTCGGCTATAATCATAGAAGAATGCCAAGCTACCGATCCCATAAAAACAAGCAACACTAAACTAACGGCTATTTCAACAATACTCATGTTCGTTTCCAAATTTGAAATTTAACAGACGGGTGTTTTTCTTCGAAAGAAAGTGAAAAATTATCTTCAATTGCTTTAAGATCTAAAAACGTATCACAGTTATAATCACCCGGAATACGACTTAGATAAAATTCATCAATAATTCCTAGTGTTTGATTAATAATATTTGGACCGCCAATAATCCAAGTTATTATTCCTGGGTTATCGTCTGCGTACATTCCAATCTCGTGCTTTAGATCTCCATTAATATAATAATGGGCGCCGGGGTACTCGTTAGCTCGAGATGTTGCTAAAACGTTTATTCTTTTAGGTAATGGTCGAGGCATGTGAGGATCTTTCCAAGTAGTCGACCCCATTATAACAGTATGACCTGCTGTGTTATCTTTAAACCATTTTAAGTCTTTACTGTTATGAGGCCAAGGAAGTGTTCCTCCTTTGCTTACTCCACCTTTATTATCACATGCTAGGATTGCTTTGATCATGCTCTTCACCAAAATGTACTGCTCTATTACCATCAGTGGTATAGGGTACAATTTTTTTCCTTTTGTTTTCTTTAAAGATCTTATCCCAGTTGCTATCAAATGTTTTCTTATCAACTGAACTAGGTCTTTGTTTGCTTCCTTTGCTCATTTATTCAATCTCTACTATGGGTATAATTCCATATTTTTCATATTTGTTAGGTTCTCCGTCATACTTTTCAGCATCGGGCATTGGATCTTTTTGATCTGTAATATTAGGCCATTCTAAAGATGCACGTTCATTTATTTTAAACCAAAATTCTCGTTGATCGTCTGGTAATTCACTGTCTTGTACAATAGCATCTGCAGGACACTCTGGTACACAAACTCCACAATCAATACATTCTTCAGGATTAATTGCTAGAAAGTTTTCACCTTCGTAAAAACAATCAACTGGGCAAACTGCTACGCAATCAGTGTGCTTGCATTTAATACAATTATCTGTTACTAGATAAGTCATCTAACCTCCTATTACAGAGTACAAAATAATCAAAACAAATAAAGCCCACATAACAATGCCGACTTTAAACATTTGCTCGCTTTTCTTTTTACCTGCGATCAAACCCATCTTTTTTAATTCTTTCCTTAAATTCACAATCTCGCTAGTTTAATTAGCACAGCGGCTAAATTAATTTCAGGATCTACGACCAATGTATGATCTACCATCCCTTGCTTAATAATTATCACTGCTTGATCTTGCTGTTCCTCGTTTCCGAACAATTCAATGTTATCATAAAGCCAGCGATATACTTCTTCCATTTCTTCTGGGCGAATGGCACCACACAAAAGCCTTCGTGCTTCTTGAATCTTACCTGCTTTAAACAGCTCAACCATATCAAGTTTCCAGTCGCTTTCGCCTGTGTCACCTTCATTAGGTTTGTTTAACGCACCGTCTACACTGTTCATTTGTACAGTGTTAATACATTTACGTAAGTCTGGATAAGTTGCTTTTACATAGGTATCGAGCGTATCCAAATCAGGAGTAACACCTTCGGTAATAAGGATTTCAGCAACTCTAGCCGTGAACTCAGTTTGGTCAATCCTAGCAATGTGGAAGCCCTGACACCTACTATGCAAAGCGGGTATAATACGATTTGGATAGTTACAAGTAAGAATGAAACGAGCAGTAGTATGATACTCTTCCATAACACCACGCAACGCTGCCTGAGCGTTTGGAGATAAGTAATCAGCCTCATCAAGTAGCACCACCTTAAAGTCCCCAAATGGGATCATCTGTACAAAGTTTACAATTTTATCGCGAACATCATCTACAGAGTTTGTTCGCGATGCGTTAATTTCTAAAATGTCTAACTCATTTATATCTAATTCATTAAACAACAATTTTGCAAGTGTAGTTTTACCAATACCTGCATTACCACTAAACAGTAAATGTGGAATAGTTTTGTCTTTAATCCAAGTTTGTACTTGTTTACGTTGTGCTTCGTCACGAAACACATAGCCATCTACTGTTTTAGGACGATACTTTTCTACCCAGAGTTCTTTCATCTACTTTCCTGTTCTAATCTAAATTGACAATAATAATTCATCCAAACTTCGTATGCTACATATGCTATTATAGCACCAAATACTGGTACTGTAAAGAAGTTTATCAACATAAAATATGCAAACACAACTGCCGCTATATAATCATACCATCTAATCAACGTGTTATACCTAGTTCTTTGTATGCAAGTTGTACACCTCTTGCCTGAAAATAAGCGTCAGCAAGAGCATTATGCAGGTCTGCTTGTCCTAGTACTTTACGTGGGTCTGTTTTACAACAACTAAAAAGTGTTCTGCTATCTTTTACTTGCCAAAATTGCCAAGGAATAGGTTTACCAGAACCTCTACACATATCTTCAAGTATTGTAAGATCAAAACCATAACCCTGACCCAAGATAGTATCTACACCAACTACCCATTTTGATAGTTGTTTTAATGCTTCTTCGACACTGATCGAACCCGTTTGATCAAAGGCTTCATTTCTTGCTTTTTCGTCTTGTTTAGCCCACCATTCAATAGTATCATCACTTATTGTTCGACCTAAACGATCCTGGTCATCTACACAAATTTTAAAGTATAGTTCTGAATGCGGTTCGCTTGCATCAAAAGGATTAAATTTAATTGCACCTAAACTTAATACTACACAACTAGGTTTAGTGTCTAGTGTTTCAAGATCGATCATTGCATGTGTAGCCATTATTTCTTCCTATTCTCTTGTCCAATACCAGATACAATTAAAAACACGTATAACAATGGCCAAGCCCAGCCAGATAAGTATCCTGTAATATGTAGTGCCATTAAAGTTATACCAGTTAAACCAGTAGTTCCAACGCCACTACTTTGCGGTGTAGGAAATTTCATTTATTTTCTCCTGTAACTATATCGTAAATTTCACCCCAATTTTTAACTCTTGTAAAAGAGTCATCGTGCATGTTATATCCATGCTCCATAACCAAAGGACGTAAACCTACGTTAGCACCTGCTTGTGCATTTTCTACTTTATCTTCGATCCACCAAAGATTGCTTCCTTCAAATTGTTCTAGTACTTTGTCTTTATCGGCACCAGTACCTAAACAAATTAATTCTTTAAATGTGCCTTCACCAAAAACTTTATCTAAATTCTTTTTACGTAACTTTTGTGCATATTTGTTTTTGCTAAGGCTTGTAATACAAATAAATTGCCAACCTTCGTCTGCTAGTTTAGTAACATATTCTACTGCATCACGTAAGGCCGGTAAAAAACCAATCATGGCACTTTCATTAAAATGCCTGATCATAGTATGTCCTTGATTATTAGAGATATTATAACGCTCGCCAATGTTGTACAACAATCTTGCACCCTTAACCTCTTTGAAACCATGCTCTTCCATGTATAGGTTGAATGCATATTCCCAATTAAATAAGACGCCATCTGCGTCCACTAACATTGTTTTTTTCATCATAAAGCCTCTCTTGCCTAATATTTTACTTACTGTATTATATTAGCATCAGAGAGGCTTTTTGTCAAGTGTTTTTTAAAAATTTATATGAAAGTTGCAAGTTTGGGGGCTTGCCAATTTTTAGGTTTTAGAACTTTGCCGTCTTCTCGTTTGATAACTTTACCAGTATTAGGGTCAATTTTAGCAAAGTTTGTACTCATAACTTCTTTCCACGCTGCTTCGCCGTTGAATCCACCTGAGTGTATGGCACCAATTGTAACCACTAAGATGTCAATTAGTGCATCTAATTGTTCAACACGATCGTGTCCTTGAAGAGCTACATCTAGTTCTTCTACTTCTTCTTTGATCAAATCTAGATACATATCATATTGATCTGAATTATATTGATTAGTAGTTTGATCACACGCTTGCATAAATTTTTCTTGATCTGCAAAGGGTGTAACTTCTACATTTACGTTATTTTGTTCTCTAGTTTCTGCTGTTGGTCCGTAATGAACGCCCATTGTTTACCTCTTATTGATTTATAAATGAACTAGGGTCGATAGTAGCATGTTCACCATCGCCGTATTCTGCTCCAATTTGAACAGAATTTGGTTTTTCGTTTGCCCAACCCAAAACAGATTCAGCTTCTGCCATTCTGAGTTCAACATCGTTTAATTTAAATGCTCGAGTCCAGCGACCATGTTCGATAAGAATCCAATCGTCTACTTGATACTCGTCATTATTTTCTGGTCCTTTAGAATGTACTTGTCCCCAACGTGGGTAGATACCACGAGTTTTTCCATCATCGCTGCTGATAATTAGACCACTTGCGGTTTGTTGTTCTCCGAAGTACATATTTTTAATAAGGACACGATTGCCAATAGGCTCTGCTACTCCTTCGAAAGATTTCATTTTTTAACTACCTTTTTTTACAAAATTGCCGTCGTTGTCTTCAACCCATTCGTCGTCCATATCTTCAAACATTTCTTGTTCATCTTTAGACAACTCAGCTTCTTCTACTTTTTGCTGGGCTTTAGAAGTTTTTTTAGTACTTGCCTTTGGCTTTTCTTTTGTTTCAACCTGTGCAGTACTTACTGGCGCTGCTAAATGACTTGGTTCATCAGCAACTGGCATTGAAGAATTGTTATAATAGTCTTTAATAACATCTTCACGCTTTTTAATAATTTTACCGCCAGGGCCTAATTCGTCGCCACGTGCATTTACACGCACATTGCCTACTGCCGGAGTAAGTTCATTTCTTTTGCGTAGTAAGTCCATATCAATTTGCTTACCTTGCATTGTTGTATAGGTCTTTTGACCTTTTTGTCTTTGTGCCATTTTAATTCTCCTGTGAATTATGTACGTATTTATCTCAAGAACTCACGCCAGTCTAGGCCATATTGGATTGAATTTATCTTATGTACTCCTATCAAATATAACACATAACTAGCAACACTTGATCCTCTGCCTACACCCCATACAATGTTATTCTCACGCATAAAATCTACAAGATAAATCATATAGCGTAATAGTGGATACATATCACGTTGTTTATATGCTTCTAATTCTTCTAAGCACCTAGCCCACTCTGTTGTAAGTTTGCCGCCTATCTTACCTAATAAATGTGCTTCAACATCTAGCTCTTTATATTCATCAGGCATAAACCATTCACTTTGACATACATTGTCAAAAGTCTTTTGATCTACATCTAATGGAATGTACTTTTGTAGTTTGTCAAAGCCTTGCTCTTCCATAGCAGTATTGAACTTGTCTACATCGTCGTTTGCATCGCACAATACCACATGGACTTTATCCGCATGACCACTATAGATCATATCGATCAAATCGCGATTAGAGAATCGTGGAATACCTAGTTCGTCTGTTTTCATAAGCATACAAGTATTTTAACTGATATTGATTAAATTGTCAAGATCAGAATCACTGTTTTCTTGTGATTTTTGGAAAGATTTTGCCCTACGAGAGCGCAATTCTTCTTGATACATAAAAAGAATAGTATTAATTTGGCTTTGTACTTCTGGGTTTCTTGTCATCCAATATTTACGACTGAGCTCGATTGCTTTTTCTTCGAGCTCATTATCACTTAAATCTGATAAACTGTCAACAAGAGGATTGAACATTATTATTCAAACTGTCCTAATAGTTTGGCAAACACTTTTTGTCCATTATCTCTAGTCCAAAAATCAATAACAATTGGATCTGTATTGTTTGGAACATTAACAACTAATGAAGTTGCGGTGCTTGATGCGTCCCAGTTGTCAGAAGATAGTCTTTTAAATTCGCCTGAGTTTTCACTTAAAAAAGTAATTTCTCTTGTAGAAGCAGAATCGCTTAATAGTTCAACACGCATTTTTGCATAACCTTCATCTGGCCATTCTGAAAGTGTAAGCGTAATGTTTCCTGTTGACGATACTGCTTGATAGTGTCCGTTTTGAAAACTAAGGTTTTGATTAGCTGAAACACCATCACTAACTAGTACTTGTTCTGTAGATTGATTTAAGTTCGCTCTAGTTAAAGTGCCGCCTGCTAGGTTGTTAATTTCTGCTAGTTCAGTGTCGTCGCCTGTTAGTGCAGATTTTAAAATAACTTTACTTTGTAGATCTTCTACTTCTGCTTTTGCTGCTGCTAAACTATCTTTAATAATTGTAAAATTATCACGAAATCCTTGGCTGTCGTTATCGACACCTGCTACTGGATATTCGTTATCTATTGTTAAACTTATAATGTTACTGGCCATTTTATATCTTCTCCATATGTATTATTTAGCGTAGTTAAACATTAAAGATATAGTTTTGGAATACTATATAACGTTCTTCATTAATACCTTCTGCGCTATCTAGTACATATCTGTCAATGTCTAAGTTTAAATTTTTAAAGTCAAATTGTCCTTCTTTTAGTGCATTTAAAACATTAAGTCTAACTTGCTCTGCTTGTCCTTCTTTACAGTATGCTAACGGTATTGCTAATACATATCCTAGTTCTTGTATTGTATTTTCTTGTGGTGTTCGCATCCAAAGAGGTAGATACTTACTTTGACTCTTTCCTATTTCTTCTAATTTTTCTCTCATGTTAGAAATATTACTAATGTAATATCTTAACTCATTTGCTGAATTGATTACTACTGCGTTAGTGTCTGCTTTAATATTGTTTACTATTTTATCTCTAAATCTTTGACGTAGTGGTTCAGAGTCTGAAATGTCAATATCAATGTTTACTTCAGTTACACCATCTCTAAGTGTAATATCAATATCATTGTTGTCAAGCTCTTGCTGTAACGGTATGCCTTCTCTATTTCGAATAGTAAAACTATTCTCGCCGTCAATAACTACTTCTTGATCTCTAAATCTTCCATCGACTGGAACTGTGTTTACACCTGTATCTTGTGCTGTTGTATCATCTTTTGTTTCAATAGCAACACTATCAACAGTGATTGCTGGATCAGGTTTTGCTATAACAAAATCTGCTGTTTTTCCGCTAGTTGGCTCTTGCGGGTCAACTACTTCTAAATAAACAACTTCGTAAATTGTATCAGTTGTTCCTGGTTCTCTTGCTTTTGCTGTTTTAATTGCACCTGTTCTGTATTGTTTACGTTTATGATTTTTGGCCGCAGCGGCTACAAACTCGTCTATTTTCTTAGTTTCAATGCCGGCATATGCTAGTATATTAATAGTTGGTTGTATACCAAAATTTGGATCGGCTGCCCTGTATATTGTATTTGGTGGAAATACTAAAGGATCGCTAATAAATCTTCTGTATTGATCTCTCATAGATGGACTTAACATTGGACGCATATACAAATTACTGTACAATGTATCATCTTCATCATTGATAAGAACTGTAAATTCTTGTGTTATTGCACTATAACCAAACCTGTCTGCTGCTTTAATAGTAAACGTTTTTCTTCTATCAATACTTGTAGTACCTTCATCTAACGAAAAGTTTGCACCGTCAAATGTAGTTAAGCCTAAATTTTCTAGTGTACCAAACTGTGCTACTTTTCCAACAATTTCTCCATTGTATGCTAAACTTAGACCATTTGGTAAAGAACCGCTTTCAAGTGTATACACTAGTCTTGCATCTGGAACAGTTGTTGCTGCTACAACTCTAAGTGTGCTAATAAAGTTTGCTGTAATAGTTCCTAAATCTGATGGAGTGATCCATTGTATAGTACTATCAACTTCTCCAAGAACTTTTAAACTAAATGTTTTAGATGTAGCAGGGTTTGTTATATCGCTGTTTGCTGTGCTAATAATAGACTTTTCAAAAAAGTCATCTTCAAATAATGCTAGTCCATATCTTTCACCAATTGCCCATTCTCTGCCAGGCTGGAAGTTTTCGTTAAATTTAACAACACTAACATTATCGTTTATTAGCTCGTAAACTAAATCATCGTCGGTTCCTGCATCATAAAAAATTTGTCTTATTTTGTATTCTCGAGTATAGATACTTTTAGGAGCCTTAAATCTAACAAAATCTCTATCTGCTGATAGTATATTAACTGGCCAAGGTTTAGGATCAGAGCCATCATTTAGTCTAAAAATTCTTAAAATTTTATCAGCCATTGGTTCAATGGCACCTCCAACAATAGGTTCTTGATCCCCTGCTGACAAATTAATTTCTATGCTGCTGCTTGGACTTCTAATCGTCCATTCTACATAGTCTATTATTTCTTTTACACTATAACTTTCAGTGTTAGTAAATTTTAAATTTTTACCTATAAAATTTTGTGCTGCTATAAAATTAATTCGTTCAACGTATAGGTAATAACTTTCAAGAGTTTGATTTTGCTGTATTATAAATTCTATCTTAGGTTCTAAAGGCGTAGTTAATGTTATAATATCAAAGTCGTCATTTGTTCCATCAACTGCTTCAACTAGGTAAGAACGTCCTTCAAGTGATAGTCGTAGTCCTCTTAGTACTGCAAGATCTTCAATACCGTCGTTGAGTGTCACACCGTCTTGTTCAGTTAGTGGTAGTTTATAAATTTTAAACGATCTATTACCAGACTGTGTATCTTCATATATTGTTCCTGTAACAATAGCATAATCAAGATCTAATGAAAAACGTGTTGCTGTTATTGTAAATTTATATTCTTTTGTTACTGCTGGCTGATATCCCAGTGTCCCTGCAATTTCTCCTGAGATAGTATCAAGTTTTGTTCCTGCTGGAATAACACTTGGCGATCCGTCATCATTAAAATCTTCTAGATTATAAAGAACTTTACCATCAAGTGTGTCTGAATCGTATACATCTAAATAAACAATAACATTATTGTTAGCACGTTTGTATCCTAAGTCTGCAGGCGTTAACCATATTGGCTGTCTAATATTAGTATTGTCAGCTCTAAATATACCTGTAGAAATTTTTAGTATGGAATTATCAGCACGTAAGAAATCGTCACCAACTACATATATTCTAAATATACGTTGTGGAGGATTTTCAGTGTAACCGTCGTTTACTGTTACTCTAAACTCATAGTATCTATTTAATTTTTTTGGTGTTTGTGATTCGTAAGCAAAGTCAAAGGTAAAAGTATCATAAAAGAAACTATCCCAACCGTTGTCACTGCGTATAGCAAAATCTGATGGAAATATATCATAAGGTGATGTATCCCAGCCTCCTGATTCTGCACGTTTGTCTAGTGCAAGTAATGGTTCAACTACACCAACAATTTTACCTTCGGGCGTAAGAGATATACCAGGAGGAAGTTCTCCGTCACCAGGTCTAATATAATATTCTAACGGCTGTCCTGCACTAACATCAGGATCTTGTGCTATAAGTTGATAATCAATAAATTCATTGTCAAGGATAAAGAAACTATCTCCGCGACCAACTGGAAGCAAGTCAGGATTTGTAACCCAAAACGGTTCGTCTTCGTCACCTACTAAAAATATAATAGTACGATCTTCAAATCCATCTGGACTAACTGCTCTAAAAACTACTTTATATTCTATAGTAGTCGGTAGTTCAAATGGTGTTCCCCTAACTTCAAGTTCTTCTATTCTTACGCCATCAGGCAATTTACCTGCAATAACATGTATTTCAACTACATCACTTGATATAGGTAATGTTAGATCACCAGGATCTAACCTAACTCTTTCTGTAAGAGTAATAGTATGGTTGTTGGGTACATTCCAGAGATTTGCCATATAAACTTTTTCCTTTTACATAGCTATTTATCGGAATTTGAGCTTAACTAAATTGACCAAAGTCTAAATCTAAGTCTGTTGGTGCGTCTACAGTTCCAAATTCAATATCAATGTAATATCTAAAATAGTCAAGAAAAGAATTAATTCCTGTTCCTTTTGGTTCTCCGAAATCAAAGTCATTAAAGAAACCGTTATGATCTCTAATATCTATTCCGTGAACAAGGGATTGAACATTTGCTGCTGTCATTAAATCGACATTTACAATATCATTTTGGTTTGCATTTAGTGTTGCATTTAATGAAGGATTTGTATCCGATGCTAATGATGCATTACCTGAAATTTTAACAGCATTACTATTTTGATCAACAGTTGTAGTAATACCTTGTTCACCAACAACTCTTAATGCTTGTCTTGCTGGCACAGTCATTGCACCAGTATTGGCAATGATATCTCTATCAGCAAGAGTCGAATCAACAGCTATTGTAATAGAATTAGTGTTTTCTGTTACATTTACACTATCACCACCTATAATAGATCTAAACTCTAAGTCGTAACCGTTTCTTATTTTGAAAATTCCTGCACCTGTTCCTAAGTTTAAACCTTCTGTTTTATCGTCAATACGTAAGTCTAGGTCTTCTAAACTACGATTTACCTTTATAAATGCTTCACGAAGATCGTCACCTGTGCCGTCGTTTGCTATTCTACCAATGTTAATTAATTCTATTGCCATGGATTCATCCTATCTGTTATATGTATTTATCAAGATAAATAGTTTATACAGGAGATATTAATGGCACGACCATCATTCAATAATATTGGACTTAGACGAGATCTAAATCTAGCAGACGTAGATGACCCATCAGCAGCCTTAAACAACTTGCTTAATAACTTGGTTGTTACAGATGAAGGACAAACATTTAGTGGCGGCGATTTAGACGCTATTAAGGGCATATCAAATTCAACAGTTACTAATCGAGATATTGCTGCTATGGCAAACTTAGCAGTTAAAAACGCATATTTAGACCCTGAAACAAACGAGATTGTAGAAGAAGTTGCTATACCTATTATTACAGTTAAAAACCAGTTAGATACAATTACTGCTACTACTAGTGATCCACCGTTTTTCAATGGCGGCGACGGCCTATTTTGTAGTTTTTACGAAACAGATCAAATTAATAACAATCTTAATATTAACTCAAGAGGTAGTGATGTTGTATTTGGCTCGCCTGTAGTTACTAAAAAGTTTTGGACCAACGGACTATTTGAATTTTCTAATAAACTTGACGATGCATTAAACGGTGCTAATGGTGCTATGCAATGGGAAGGTTATTATGTGCCTGACTCAAGCGGAACAACTACAATTAATATTGGTGCCACTGGTTATCTTATAGTTGAATTTGGCAACGAAAATGATGCATACGAAACCAAAAAAAATATATACACGCTTGAAAGGAGAGTATTTTCTACCTCAGGCACATCAGCAGATGAAAGAGTTAATATAACAGAGCAAGAAGCAAAAACTGTAGCAATTGGCGATAAAGTTACAGCAGCATTTGATAATAACGGCACTCCAATTTTAGCAACAGAAATTTCACAAGGACTAACAGTTGACGGTGTTGGAACTACATCAATGGTTTTTAATCAACCTGTTACACTACCTGCAGGTTCTAGAATAGATCTTAGTTTAGAAGATCGTATCGGCGGGGACGAATACAGATTTAGTGTAATATTAACTAACTTAGAAAAATATGTTCCAAGATTGATTAGATTTACATTTTGGTTTCCAGGCGAAGAGATAAATTATTTTAACAAAGTCATAGACGTCAACTTGTCAACTGCACAGCGACCAGGTAGTGGCAGTTTTCCTTATTGGTATTTGTACACTCAGGTAGGGGAAATTAATACCGAAGAAAGTTTTAAAGGATTTTATGATAAGCGTCTATTAATGGGTGGCGGAACTATTGGTCCTGAAGAT